CTTTTCTTTTGTGCGGTATTAGATTAAGCTAATACTGTACCAGTGAAGTCTACACCGAATGAACGAGCATAAGTTGCAGCACGATCATTAGAAGTAGCAGACTCAATACCAGGAATGGTATCTAGAGCGTAACGAGTTTTCGCGATAACTGCTGGTTGACCAGAGTCAGCGTTAGTAACTTTAGTGAAGCTCATTGGAACGTATGGAGCGAAGAAGCCCATAGCATCTCTACGGTCAGCACCTTTATAAAGTACAGTTGCGTAATCAGAAGTAGCATACTGATCAACGATAACCTTGAAACGACCGTCGAAAGTACCAGCAACACCACCAGAAACTGGAGCAGATACACCAGAAGCTTGAGTAGCAGTTTGGAAAGTACCAACCTGTTCTAACATTGTAGCAACTTTAGGAGATACAAGTAATGTATTACCTTGACCACGTTTAGTATCTAAACCGATTTGAGCAGCTTCAGATGAAATTCTGATTGCGTGAGCTCTCATCTTTTCAATATCCCATCTACCGTTATCAGAATCGATAGTAGTATCAGCTAATTGAGTAGCGTTAGCGTTAACAAAATCAACAACTTCACGATCAATTTCAGCTTGCATTTCATAAGACATAAGGCTCATGATTTCTTCATCAGCTAATAGACCATGCTGTGCTTTAAGATCTTGATACATTTCAACTGTGTACTGACCTTTAAGAGCTCTTGACTTAGCTTCAACAGATTTCTTAGCAATTGAGAAACCAACTTCTTTCATATCAGTACCAAGTGCTTCAGCAACACCAGTAGCAACAGAACCTGTATAACCCTTAAGGATTTGAGCAAAAGCAGCTTCGTTAGAGTAAGTAGCAACAACAGTAACAGCTCCACCATCAGTAAAATCAACAGTAGTAGCAGGAACTAATGAGTAAACGTTTCCGTTAGCACCAGTTTCAGAATAAACAGCATCACCATGAGCTACGTCACCTTCAACAATCTTACCACCTTTAGCAGATGCAGCACCAGTACCAGTGTATTGGTTAGTTAATGCATAGATGAATCCAGTAGGCATTGCCATTGGCTGTACACCTAGTAATTCGTTAGCGATTAGGTTAGGGTATACACGTCTTACCATTGGCATTAAGATTGGCGTAAACTGTGCAACATCACCAGATAAAGTACCCTCATTTACTAGACGAGCGTGCTCTTTCTCAGTGTTTTCTAACATTAGCTTCATAGCTGCAGAATCAGTTGCAGTCAGTGGAGCATACTTTGAACTTTCAAGTAAAGCTTGAATATTTTCCATTTTAATAATCTCCTATTATAGATTTTTTAATTTTATTTTATTTATAATTTTGAAAAGTGAAATTAAACTAGGTGTGCCCATACTGGTGCTTTAACTTCACCTTGTACTTCAACAGACTCTTCTAACTCTTCAACGGCCTCAACGGCACCTTTAACAGATTCTTTGATTGTTTCAAGCTTTGCAGCAAATGCTTCATCTTTTGAAAATTCAACTAGACCAGCTAACTTCTCAAATTTTTCAGCTTCAACAATTGAAAGACCTTCTTTCATTTCGTTAATAACACCCATCTTAATAAGCGTGTCGTTCTCTTCTTTAAGCGAAATTACTTCTTCAACTAGAGAATCATACTTTTCAGTACTTTCTTCTAATTTTGCTTCAATAGCAGATTCATCTTTTGCTTCAACGATTTTTGCAACTTCTACACCAGTAGCAGTTAACATTGAATCGAATGCTTCGATAATCATATCAGACTTTTCTGATTTAACAGACTCATCTAATGCGTCTTTTGCTTCGACTAAAAATTCTTCAACAATTCTATCTAAATATTTATCTAATGACTCAACCATTTCAGATTGCTTCATTTCAACAAACGCATCTGCTTTTTCATTTAGAAAATCGATGTGCTGCTCCGATTTTTCATTTAAAGACTCGACTGCTTCTTCGATTTTTTCATCTGCGATTACTGCAGACTTAGCTTCTACCGCTTCGTTAAACTGAGTTTCTAGAGACTCTTTTAACTCTGAAGTAAAAACATTTTCGTCCAAAGACTCAAAAAGTTTTTCCAACATTTTAGTTCTCCTTAGTTAATTTATTTTTATTTATTTATATTTTTCAAATAATTTTTTTGAACTATTATTTGTCATGATATTATCAATCAAATATAGTTTTATTTATC